CCATGCGCCTCGATATACGCCTGATCGACGATGCCAGTCACCGACCCGTAGAAGTTTGTCGTGACCTCAGTCTTCGGAAGGACATTCCGATGCTGGGTCATGAACGGGACATTGGTAGCCGCAAGCACGGCAAGAAGAATTGCTTTAATCATTGTTCTCCACCTTTCCACCAAGTTCAGTCCAGAGACGAGCGCAGACCTTTCGGAACTGCCAGTCTGAACATTCCATATCGAATACGTCCGTTTGCGCAAGCGGCTTACCGATCTTGTCCCACGGAACTGTGCCGCCGCTCACAACCACAGTTATCGCCTGAGTATCAGGGTTGTCATATGCGTCCTTGACGGACTTCGTGATGACGATGTGAATCCTGTTCGCGACAGTTCTGCGCTTGTTGTTCGCATCTGTCAGCCACATCTCGGCATCGAACGATCCGAGCGACCAGAGTTTCGTCTGAGCCGCAGGGAACGTAAGTTGAAGAACCTTTGACGCTGGAATCGAGTTGAAGGTCTGGACGTAATCGAGGAACTTGAACGTCGCCTTGCAGTTCGTAAGATCGAGCGTCGTGTCGATCTTCACTTCAATGGTCTGATTGCCAGTGAAGTCGGAATCGTCACCCTTGAAGAGAATGATGTACGAGTCCATATCACACTCCGTATCTGATTCCGATGATTGCCGTCGGCGCACCGCCAGCGAACTTCATTACTGTGTTCGTCGTTCCAGACACCTTCAGGGCGATTCCCGTGCGCTCGCCAGACGCGAGCCAGATGTCGGTCGCGCTCGGAAGAGCAAGCAGATGACTGAGCCACCATACGTCGAAGATTTCATGAACGTCGATATGACCGACAACATTGACTGAGCCAGACGTGCCGCAACGCAGGATCATCGCGATGCGGTCGTAGTTCCTCCAGTTGTCATTCAGATTCACCGTCAGACCGAGAGACTTGGTGTTGCTTGCAGAGCCAGCGAGATATGTCAGCGTCGGCTGTTTCTTGCCATACAGATACGACACGTCGTACTCGACCGTCTTCCAGCGGAGAACTCCGTTCACATCGTCAATCGTCCCGTTCTCCAGCGTCTTGTGGTCGCGGAAGTTCGCGTTTCCAGAAGTCGCGTCTGGATTCCAAGTGTTGTTCGGAATCATCGACTTGACTCTGACGTACACGCCAGAGGCATCGCGCACGTTCAGTACAGCATCAGTCGGATAGCCGCCGATGAGATTGCTCACGCTCGCATCGAACGTCATAACGCCTCCGTTCTGGAGATACGTCAGGAACTTCGTGATGAGATAAAGGATGCCGTTCATGTCCTTACGCTGAACGTATTTGCCGCCCTGCTGAATCGGCTTGGAGAAGATCGCCGAGAATCCCTGTGCGATGTTCACGTCACCAGAAGCATTGGCGATTGTGTTCTTAGCACCCTGATTGGCGAACGCCTGAGCAAACGGCGTGAGTGATTCGAGAGTAGTCATTGTGTTTCACCTCAGTAATCGTAATAGGTTGACGTGTCGAAGTTCCCGTTTGTGTCTTGTGTTTCCGATCCGACATCAGATGTAGCCACGCTCTTGTAGCTGTCGTCGCTTGCGGTCTCGTCCAGATTCCCGAACGCGAAGAAGTAAGCCGACATATTGGTGTTGTAATTGCTTACGACACCAGCGGGGTGCGGTAGGAAGTTCGGAAGGTTCAACAGAACCAAGTCCTCTGATGTGAGTGTGTTCGGATTGAAGTTGTACGTGATCGACATCTGGAAACTGTCGCCAATGGAGAACTCTGCATCTGGGAAAATCCTCTTGCACCATTCGTTCAGGTCCTGGAGAGTTCCGTCTGAGTCTATGAGATATATCATCCCCTTCAAGTATCTGCGCCACGTGTCGATGTTGTTGTAGCCAAGCGGAACTGGATTTGCCTGACCCTGAATCGTGTACATCGGACGCTCGAAACCGAAAAGGGAAGACAGAAGATAAAGACCGAACTCATCGGCATGTTCGATGTCGATACTCGTCTCATAAAGCCGTCTGTAGACCTCTGTCGTACAACGCTCGCCGAGAATGGAGAGAAGTCCCTCTTGCTTCTCGTTGTCGTTCCCGTCCTTGACAATACGGTGAATGATGCTCTGGAGTTTGACAGCATCGTTGTACTGCCACAGGATAACCCTGCTCAGGTCGATTGCGGAACTGTTCGGAGCGATTTTCATTAGATCACCGTGATGGTCTTTGTTCCGATACGAGGCATCTGATAACAGGCGACGCTTGCGACAGCCGCTCCAGACGTAGCCGAACCGCCTGCTGGAGTATAGGAGAACGTCACGGTCTTGATCTTGATTTCGGGAATCTGATCGGAGATAGCCGCGCCGACTTCGTAGCCGTAAACGTCTCTGCCGAGTTCAAGACCCTCAACGTTATCCACCTTGTTGTTCGCCCAGTTTGTGATCGCGTTCGACACAGCCGACTGAAGGTCTGCCGTAGAGCCAGTGTAGTTGTTCTTGGACACCGTGACGGCAACATCTATTGCGAGAGCCTGCGGGATGTTGAACGTCATGGCATAGGAGCGATTCGTGGCGGGATCGACGGCATATCCAGTCTGAGACAACCCAGAGGCAATCGTCGATGAAATAGCGGTAAGACCGCAACCAGCCGACTTTGATTCGTAAAGTGCCTGAGCAATCGCGTCGTAGGGCGTTGTGCCGTTGTAGACGAGGATGATTGCGTGAGGGTCGATTTCGAGATGCGGTATGCTTGTGACAACCGATTCGTCAGCGGTTTCGGTTATAACGCCGTTCGCGTCCTTGTAGAGATAGCGCGTGGCGTTTGTCCCGTTCTCCCACAAGAGCATCGACTGATAGCCGTCAAGTTGTTCAAGCGCGGATCGTATCGCGTTGAGATACGCTGTTCCAGTCCAACGCGATTCGAGAATACGCCTGCGGTAGTTCGCATCGGATTCGATGTCAACTCCAGGAGTGTCGATGTCAATGTTCGTCACCGACTCCCAGTTTCCCTTTGTGCTGTTCTCTACGATCTGCGTCACCGTATGAACCGTCGGCGTTATTGCGCCAGCGGTCTTGCAAGTAGCCGTTCCAGGGCCAGTGAGCGTGCCGCCGATTAGGATGTCATCGTCGATCACGTATTCGTAAGTTCCGTCTGAAATGACAGAACCGGCGAGAACGGTTGTACCCGCTTTGCCAGCACACGTGATTACGATCTTGGTGAAGGTATCGGCAGTACCAGTATTGATCTGAGCGGTGTTTGTTGCCGTAGAGATAATGCCAGTGACGCAGGATGTGCTGTTCACGTCCGTGATGGTGTATTCCTCAGTGTTCACGTGGGAATAACTACCATAGACGTTGCACACGAGCGTACCAGTTGCTGTGGTGCTTGTACCTACGACAAGATCGGATTCGAGCGTGTAGATTCTTCCTTGAACCGCTGAACAAGTGAATGTCGCGCCAGCCTTCAAGGTGTAGCCGCAGGCATTGTTCTTCTTGTTGATCGTCAGTTTTATCTTCTCACGTCTCGACGATGTTCCAGATTGGTATGTTTCTTTCCACTTCAGGCTCGTCCACGGAAGGTCGTTCTTGAAGGTCTTTATGACATTGATGGAATTGTTCGCAGGGGTGAAAGCACCGTATTGCGTACAAGTGGCAGAGCCAGTAGCCGTGATTAGAGACGTACTTGCGGACGAATCGGTGAACGTCACGTCGTTGTCGAGAATGTAATTCAGATTGTCAGATGAGTTTCTGAATACAGTTCCTGCCTTAGCCGTACAGTTGTAATGACCAGTAAGGGTCATTGTCAACTTCGACGGACTCGTGACCGTTCCAGTTGATTCTTGCGCCGTATTGGAAACCGTCAACCATACGCCAGTCGTAATCGACTCGTCGATGTTCTTGACCGCGCCGATTGTAGGCTCGATATTTCCTTCGGCCTGACAATAGCCATAGGCAATCGCGCTTGAAGAACCTTCCTGAATCGTGACATCGCTGTTGACCGTGAACTTGTTTCCGTCGTTGTCAGACACGATTGAGCCAGCCTTGATTGTCGTTCCACCAGAACCATAGCACATCAGGGTGATGATCGTCTGCGTAGCGTCCGAACGCTTGCACTCGAAGATAGAGCCGATTGCGTCGAGAGCCTGCCCTGTGGCGTAATTCGGATTGATCTGGTTGGCGTTCTGCGCCGTGATGCCGAGGAACTGGACGCAAAGAAGCGTAATCGCCTCAACAAGTCTGCCAGCGGGAGTCTCGTCTGAAGTATCAAGGTCTGACGAGAATATCGACTTCATCATTTCCGAGACCTTGCCTTTGATGTCAGAGGTCTGCGGGATGATGATTCCAGTATCAGTCACGTACTGATAAAGGTTGATTGATTCTGCCGTCTCTGAGATTGAGGATGCCATGACGAGAGTTCCTTGTTGTCCGTATTATATCATATCTTGTTTTGGCACTCAATCGGGTTCATTGATTGAAGCCGTATTTCTCAACTTCCGATGCTTCGACCAATCCAGCGTCATGACAGGTTTCCATACCAAGAGTGTATTTTCTGTAATTGGTGTTCGTGCTGTTATGGCAATACGCACTTGATGTGGTTATTGGATTGCCACCCTCTTTTGTTCTATAACCGTGCGTATGGGATTTCATAGAAAGTGCGTTTTTAGTCGAAGCCGCGTCCTCGGTAATACCGCAAACAACATCTACTCCTCCATAAATCGTATGTGACACATATAGTTTTCCGTCTATGACCACACGAGCCGTGTCGGTGTCGTCACCGTTCTTCTCGATTTTAAGTCTGTCTGATTTCACATTACACGTTGGGCAAGATACGTTCGCCGTATCTCCAACGCTCACGTTCGCCGTATCTCCAACGCTCACGTTCGCGGTATCACCGACATTGACAGTTGCATTGTTCTCGACATTTACGGTCGTGTCTGTCGCATAGACCTTGATGTCGGTTTGCCCGATTGAGATACGCTGGGTAGCATCACCGCTCTGGATGACCATCCTGTTCTCGGCTATATCGTCATCGGTTAGATTGATCGTGTTCTTGTTCGCGTCCTTGCCAGATGTTCCGAACCACTTGTCTGGAATGAAGAACCCGTACTCATACTGGTGCGAGTTTCCGTTGCCGGATTCTCTCGGTGACAATTTCGCGTTGTTAGCATCGTAGTCTTCCTTTACCTTCGATGTGTCACGGTCTGCCGCGATGAGCCATCCAGTATCGCCACGTGCTATTGGAACGTCAATCAGATATTTGCCAGAGTAATTCCTGATTGCCGTGCATGGCAACGCGCCAGATGTGATCGGTCTACCTACTGAATCGGTAAGCGCGATGAGAGGTTGAACCCATAGATTATGTGTTTTTCTCTCGTATGCGAGAACCATTACCGGTATCATTACGCGAAGAGACGAATGAACCTTGTCCTCGAACGCGCTGAAGAACGCCTCCGGGTTGCCGACCATGCTCTCGTCGAATTGGGCAGGCGATATTGCCTCATTGTCTGGCATCTTACTCATCACATCTCTCCTATCAATCCCAATTTCTTGAAGTATGCGTCTCGCTGTTCCTTGTTGTAGAAACGCCAGCACTTCATCGTAGTCTGCCAATGCTGACCGCGCAGATGCCCTTCGTGGATAACCTCATAGATTCTGTAGATGCCGTCGGCTGACGGTATCATCTTCGATTCAAGTTGAATGAAGCCAAGACGCTCTATCGACGTATCGAGGAACTTCGTGACCTGAACGCCAGAGAAATCGACTTTCGGAATACCAATCATCCCGTCTCTGGATGAAACCTTTATGGGATTCCCAGCGTCCACGCTTGCGTCTGAAACCACGAAGCGTGACATTCCAGCCTTGTCCTTGCTCTCTGCCTCGGTTATGATCTCCTCGGTAAGTGCGAACTTTGAACGGTTCACGTTGTAAAGCATACGAACCAAGTCTTGCTCAGTTCCGCTCACGAGAAGACCGGGGTATTTTTCTGTGTCTGGAATCTTTCTCTTCACATCCCACTTACACTCGCACCCTATCTCCTTGAAGCACTGCTCGAAGAGATACTTCGGTGGGAACGTGAACTTGCAACGTCCTTCCTTGTCGAAGAACTTTTCCTTGATCTCGTCCTCGGTCATCTTCAATGCGCTCGGCGCATCCTTGTTCGGGAAGAACTTATTGACCACGTGATTCATTCTGTAATGACCAGAACGGGCGCGTATGTTCACCCACATATCGGGTGGCGACGATGGTATCGCGTTGATGATGTCGCCGTCGAACAGAAGCATCTCGCCGTTGTCGGTTCTCGAGCTGTCGGCATATCCAGCGTAGACACGAATCCTGTTGCGCCTTGCATATGCAAGACCCTCTGCCGTCCACGACGTTATCTCATGAATGTGATCGAGCGACAGACCCATGATCGAGATGTCGGCGTTCAGGCAAGCGCAAGCAAGCGGCTTGTCGATCTTGAACTTGAAATCAAGTCCCTTGAACGAGCGGTGGAGCGTCACCTTGTTCTTGTTCTCATCGGTGAAGGGATCGCCTACCGCGTTGTAGTTCAGATCGACCTCAACGTGTCCGACGCGATTGAAGAATCTCATCTGGCTGTCAGCCATTGTTCAGCTCCTGAATCTCATCGTAGGAATAATACCGAAGAAAACACGAAGTCCCGAAGTTCTCGAATGATGGGTATGAATCGTCCAGACACTCGAATCGGAAGTTTCCAACATTCTTCTGACCGATGTTCCAGCTCGCATACGGAATGAGCCAGCCGTTATTCACGACGCGAAGCCCATTCTTCAGTTCCAGCGTATCGGTCTTGACCGAGCAATAGAGAACTCCCCTGAAATAATGAAGATCAAACTGATACGGAACACCGTCTTGAACTGTGCTGAACTTCTGGTTTGGAACTTGCCTTAGAGAGAATTGAAGCATGATAACCCCCCTTAGTCTGGCGACACCCAAGACTTATCCTCATCCTTGATCTTGTCCAGCAATTCCTTCTTCTCCGTCATCTTCGCGGCTATTGCATCAGCCTTCGCGTTGCCGAGATATGAATAGTTCGCGTTCGCTGGATCGCGCACGTTCATACCATCGTTCTCTGGAAGCAGGCATTCCTTGAACCTAAGTGTAAATGGAACGGCATCGAAATGTTCCTTGTCGTTCTTGCAGTCGAATCCGATGCACACGAGGTTCTTGAACGTTTCCTTCTTCGTCGAGACGCAGTAGAACTCTGGTTTTCTGCTGTCGCGCATCTTGTTCAACTGCTCGATGACCTGATCGGCATATCCTTCGTCATCGTTCTTGATGAGTCCAGAGATCGTTATCTCCTGCGGAAGAAGAACCTTGTTGTCGAAGAACTTTGTTCCCATCTCGCACGGAGCTGAAGTCATCACGGTATTCTTGGTGACGGACACCTCCTGAATGTAAAGCGCGAGTTCGATCTTCGCCTGCACCTCGGCATTGATAGTAAGCGAGAACGGATTGGTCTTGTTGACAGCCGCCTTCACGAGACTCTTCAGACCGAGCGCACCGTATGCCGCCTTCTCAGCCTTTATTCTCCTCTGTGCGTCGCTCAGTACAAGTCTGCCGCCTTCGATCTGACCATAGTCAACAAAGCCAGAGGCAGACGGCTGATAGCCGTCGTTGTTGATGTAAATCTGGACTCTTTGAATACCCTTTTGCATGGCTTACCTCACTGGGGAAGCGAGATTGGTCTGAGGAATGTATCGTAGGAAGCGCGAACCGAGATTCGGCATTACCTCTCCCTTGAAGGAATCGCCGATCTCTGGAACGACGCTACTGTCGAGATTGCCGCTGACGTTGAACGTGTTGTTGAACGTGGGCGTGATGGTCATCGACGGCGCGTTGTAGTACGAACCGTGTGTCGCATCGGGGAATCTCAGATGCTCTGTGTAGGTGTCAGGCGCGGCACCCCATCCCTCTGGGAACATATCACCGACCTTCTTATCGACCCAAGCAGAGCCGTCGCTCGCCCATGTCGGAAGCGTGTTGCCAAAGAAGTTCTTGGTCGCATCGTAGCTGGTATTCAGACCGTAGAACGTCTTGTCGGTGAGCCAAGCATCAGCCTTCGGGATGTAGGACAGCCATTCAAGCCCCTTCTTCCCCAAGTTCATGAAGCCAGTTCCCCAGCCACCGTAGCTCTTCGCCCATTCAGCCGTGGTCTTGTCCCACTGAGTCTGAAGGTCGGTCTTCGACTGCTGAAACTCCTCCATCGTCTTGATGTAGACTGGATCGTTGAACGGGTTGTTTCTGTTCGCCTCGTCGATTCTCAACTTGGCGTTGTCCCATCCGTCCTTCAGAAGCATGAACTCAGCTTCCTGAAGTCCGAGCGTGTCGGCGAGTCCCTTCTTCTGCTGATCGTTCATCTCTGCAAGGAGGTTCGCGATTCGAGGCAGGAGTTCCTTTCTCGTCGCAAGACCGCCCATGCCAGAGCCAGTAATATCGAGTCCATAGCGGAGTGCCGCGTCCCCTAAACGACCAAGCCCGCGACCCACAAGTGCGCCCTGCACGTCGCCGACAAGATTGCCGAGTAGAGCGGAAGCAGACTTGGCATCTCCGCCATAGACTCTTGAAGCCCAACCGAGTGCCGACGCTTCGCCAGCCGAAACGCCAGCGCGAGACGCGGACACATACGTCTTCATGTCACGAGCGAAGACGTTGCTCGGATTGTCGAACATCATCCACTTCAGTGCGCGAAGTCCGACTGCGCCACTGACAGCCGCAAGATTGTTGCCGAGTCCAGCCGCAGTAAGGAAGCGAGACATTTTCGGACCAGCCGCCCATTTGCCGAGCGACAGCAGAATGTCCTTGCGACGCTGTTTCGCCTCCATCAGAATCTCACGACGCTTCGCCGCCCATCGAGCCTGAGACTCGGCAAACTCCTTCTCCTTGCGGGCTTTCGCCTCGGCTTCGGCAACCTTATCGACGTAGGGGACGATTGCGGTCGTTCCCTCGTACTTCATTCGGTTGATGTCCTTCTCGCTTCTGCGCTCGCGGATTCCCTGCTCTCTGCGCTCGCGATTCAAGATTCTCAAAGCCCTGATGTGTTCCTCTGAAAGATGCTTTCCTCTTGCGTCGCGTTCATCCTGATACGGGTCGCTCATCGCAGACCACATCCGACTGCTACCGCGATCCATCATGTAATGCGCGATCTGTGCGCCGACTCGATTCTTGTTCGCGCCTCTCAGCTTGTTGCGAGCCGCAAGAGCATCGCTCGCAGAATTGCCGTCTACTTGTTTCGTCTCGTCAACGCCAGCGATTCGTCTGCGCTCAGATTCGCTTTGTCTCTCACGCAGGCTCTCTTCCCGCTGAGCCCTGTTCAGGATTCTCAAAGCCTTGATGTGTTCCTCTGAAAGATGCTTTCCTCTTGCGTCGCGTTCAGCCTGATACGGGTCGCTCATCGCAGACCACATCTGACTGCTACCGCTATCCGTCATGTAATGCGCAATCTGTGCGCCGACGCGATTCTTGTTCGCGCCTCTCAGCTTGTTGCGAGCCGCAAGAGCATCGCTCGCAGAAGCGAAGCCAATCCTGTGAGAACGCTCGATGCCATTCGCGCCAGCGTCCTTGTAGATTGCCTTGATGAAAGACGGAAGGTGCGAGATGCCACCGACCATCGTGCGTCCGCTCTTCTGAAAGAAGGGCAAACGAGAACCAGCCGCCGCTTGCGCGGCAGCTTGGCTCGTCATTCTCAGATTCTGTCCGAGAGTAGCGAAGCGACGATTCAGTGCGTCAACGGCAGAGCCAGCGGCACCAGCACCTCTGACCTGAAGTTCATAAATGATGGATTCGTGTTCTGCCATGATGTTTATCGTGCCGCTTTCGCTTTGATTTCAGCCATTCGGATTCCGTACTCGCGAGCCGCGTAAGAGTTCTGCTTGGGAACTGTTATCGCCTCCCACATGAGATAGGCATCTTCAAGGCTGTAAACCGTCTTTAGTTCGTGTAAAGTACAGACGCGGCTGTCAATCAGTTGCCCGATGAGCGAGCTTACGTTCTGATACTTCTGTGGACGAAACCCAGAACTGTTTTTGGAGATTACTGGGCTTCTCCATCGTCGAAAAAAGCGAAGTTGTACTCTTCCATTTCGCGGATGAGTTTGCGGAGGGTCTGCTGATGCACGATGTGCGCCTCAACAATCGGCTGGTTCTCCAGCACGATCCAAGTACCCTCCGCAGTCTTGACCGCAGTGTGGGCGAGAATCTTCAGCTTCGTCGGGAGCGGAATCGTAAACTCGTTCTTCACGATCTCGTCGTAGATGGCATCTGCCTCGAACGCGGGGATGATGCTCACTGCGAAAGTCTGACCGTGAATCTCGACTTCCTTCCGATCCTTCAACGCTTCAACATTTTTCATCTTTTGGCTTCCTTTCAAAAGTGATTACTGTCTAAGCACCCGCGCTGTTAGTTGCGGATGCAGTTCTCGAACACGAACGTAAACGTCTTGGTCTGCTTCTTGCCCTCGGCATCGACCGAAGGACCGGGCTGACCAGACACGAGTTTTCCACCCGACAGCGTAGTGACATCGGGAATCGCCGTCTGCGTACCGCCGACCGAATGGAATCCCATCGAGATGACGAGGACAACCGAATCGGGGAAGTAGGGCTGAGTGAGCGAATCTGCCTTTCCGTTGCCGCAGGCGTTATGCGCTTCAAGCGCAGTCGTGAGGGCAATATCGTCGTGCGTACCAGCGAGAACGCCGATGGTCGCGATATGGGCAGACGGCTTGTTCCACGTCACAAGGCGACCGTTCACCGAGACGGAGTGACCCGTGACCTCGATGTCCTGAATGTCAACGGGGTTGCCCTCGTCGGCAAGATTCGTCAGCATGAGCGTGGGGTAGAGCGGGGGGAGCGTCAAGCTCACCACGGGATTTACGCCAGAAACGTCAACCATTGTTTTACTCCTTCCTTAGAAGATTAGATGAGGATGTCCGAACCCTCGACCTTGCGAATCGCATCGCCCTTCGAGTAGCAGAACACGTACTTAGCCGTGTACTTCGACCCGTCGGTTTCGATGGTGATGTCCAGCTTGTAGCCGCTCGCGTAGACTTCCTTCCACGCATCCTCCATCGCGAAGATCGTGTTGATGTAGACCTTCTGCGTGATGGTGAACTCCTTTTCGACGCAGATCGTTCCATTCACGAGAGCCTTGCCGATTGTGTCCATCATCACGGTCTTGATCATCGCCTTGCCAGTCTCGTTGGCAGGGACTTTCTCGACCGCGAGAAAGAGGTTCATGATGTTCGTCCAGAACTTCGCCTTCATCCAAACCTCGTTGCAGTACACGCCAGTGTCAACGCCGTCCATGTTGAAGCCGTCCTGATAGAACTGGATCAACTGACCAGCCGACTGGGTGACACCGAGGTAGTTGATGTACTTCGCGTCGTAGCTGTTCGCCATCGAGTCGGTCGTGACCGTAGCCTCTTCCGTGTCGAACATCTGGTACATGAAGCACTTGGTCGAGTTCGCACGGTTGTAGTCCGTCGAGGCGAAGATCGCCATCGGCATGAACTCGGCGTAGTCCGTGTTCGTCCAGCAACGCACGAGGTGCGTACCGACAAAGCCCTTCAGCGCGGTCGCGGCATCCAGAATCGTGTCGGCGTTGCGAGAGATGACGAAGAGATACTTGTAGTTCTTCGTCTGATTCCACTGCGCCACAGCCGTAGCCTGAGCGTCGGAGATCGTGTCGAGGTACATGAACGAACCGAAGTTGTCGTTGATCGCATCGACACGGGTGATCGCCTCGACGGGCGATTCGCCAGAGTAGGTCGTAGAACCACCGCCAGCGGACTCGTGCGCGATGTTGCAAGTGTTCGACAGAACAGGCTCGTTGACGACGTTGAAGCCGATGAGCGACGCGAGGTCGGTCTGATACGTGGACGTGATCTCGTAAGCCTTGCAAGCCTTGATCTCACCAGTAATCGTAGTCGGGAACGTGAGCGTGAACCTGTTGTTCGCGTAGGTGCAAGTCGCCCCCGTGAACGGAGTCGTAGCCGACGAACCCTCTCCCTCCTGATGACCGACAACTGCAGTCTGAATCGCGGATGCGACCTCAGAAAGCGACGTGACGCTCGCGAGCGAAATGTTCGACACCTCGTATTCCTTCTCGTCGATCACGATCTTCAACTTGTTGTTCGTGGTCTTGTAGTTCGCAATCGTCCCGTTCGGCGTGACCAGCGGCGACGTGGCGATGTAGCCAGCCGTGACGGAATCGCACCAACGCGCGAACGACATCTTCTTCGCCTTCGTGACCGTCTTGGAAACGAAACCGAAATACTTGACGGCGAACGCATACTCGCTCGAACCACTGCCGAAGTATTCCGACACTGCGGAAGCGTCGTTGAACTCCAGAATATGACCGTACCCGACTTTATCGGATTTGGTCATGCACCGAGCGATCAGTTCGCGGTCGGCGACCGCACTCTTTCCACCGACACCGCTCGTGATGTCAACGTACTTAGTCTGTCTGATAGCCATATCAGGTACTCCTTGTTTTGTTTGTGTTAGATACCGAAGATGCCCTGTCCTGTCCTGCCAGTCTTCTTGTCCTCTCCGCTTTCAACCGAATCGGGCTCGTCGTACTGGCTCGTCATGTCCATAGCATCCTCGGCGCTGTTGTAGCGTTTCGGAACTTGTATTCTCAACATGAAGACGGGTCTTCTCTGGTACAGATCACTGTCATCATTATACACTATCACAGAGTTGGGGTCAATGAGGAGCGTTCCGATTCCGTGCGACCTAAGATATTCACTCCCAGCACCGTTGAACCAAGAGATGAGCGCGGTTGCGATGTCCTCAGCGGTTATTGTAGCCGTGGTATCGTCCTTCTGCATCTTCTTCAGTGTCGAAATCTGCCACGCCTGCTCCTCGATCCAAGTGTCGGTGCGACGCATATAGGCGGGCTTCGCGGGCGTGACCGAGGTGTCCTCTGGAATCCACTTGTGCGTGACGGACTGGAAGCCGACTCGGACGCTCTTCATCAGGTTCATCAGGACGAGCTTGTCACCGTGGTTGAAGTTCGCCTGAGCGAATCGTCTCACGTCAATGCCTTGATTGCCCAAGCCAAACATCTTCAAGCCCTCGATGATGCTGTCGCGGACGATCTTGAAGACTTCGTTCTCAGTCTTGTAAATGTCGGTGATGGTCATGTGCGCTCCCTCACATCCTCAATGCAGATGAGTGACTTCCATCCGTCGTACTCGTACCAGTTCGAGATCGACCAGATGTTGTAAATCTTCCCGTGATAGCGAATCTGATCGGGCTGGTCTTGGTCGTGGACGTTGCGAAGGTTCAAGCCGTAGGCGTAGACCGTCACGATCTCCTTCGACTGGTCAATGCCCAACTGCTTTGCGATAAGACCGGGGTTCGACACGCCACGAGCGTTGAACGAGAACGTCAGACCGGGCTGGATGTTTCCGTTCGCCGTCATCCATTCAGAGTAGACCGGGACTATGTTGCCTATCTCGTTCGTCGCATGGGAACTCAGCGTCCGATACTCGAAAGGCTCGGTTGGAACAATGCGCGAGGCGCGTCTCAAGAGATTACCTATGGCGTTCATTTCTATTCCTCGTCCCCGAAAACATCGCTAAAGTGAAATACTTTTCCACCAGACCTATCTTCGTAAAATTGATTCTGATCTTCTGGATGGCTGGCGTTATTCTCTTCGCGGCTCGCGGAAACATTATTGCCTTTCAAAGAGGCAAGATAGCCCTCTGCATTACCTCCAGAGCCAAGATACCCCTTTACGATTTCCATTTCCTCTGGAGATAACTTCGCGTTGCTTCCTGCATATTTTCTTCCATAGTAAAGCGGCGACATTCTCTTCTTTGGCTCTATCTTCACGACTCGGACAGATATTGACCTCAAAAGGTTTTTCGTTTCCTGAAGAATCTTGTCATGCCCTTTCTTTTTCTTTGTGCTTTCAGAGAGTTTTGGGGACTTCAATCCCTCAAGGGCTTCTATTACATCCTTCTTTATCTTCTTCGCTATGGATCGCATTTGGTTGTAGAAGTTCAGACCGTTTATGCTTCCACCGAGAAGCCCCCTTACTAAAATCCTTGTAAGAAGATCAGACACGGACTGCTGAACTTCTTTCTTCCAGTTGTGATGCTTCTTCGCGGCAATCTCCACGAAGTTCCATTTCTTCTTGTAGCCGAATGAGTTTCCAAGCAGATACTTCCCTTCTCGATTTCTTCTCGGCAATCCTAACTTGTTGTATAGGACTGACATCTGTTTGTGCGGTCTTCCCCTACGTTTTGCACTAAGCGAGAACTGTCCCTCGATCATGAGATGATGAGCAAGCTCTCCTGTGGTATATCTGCTCTTGTGTCCTACGGTTCCGTTCTCTTTGAAATATACCTCGATTGCGTAATCGCGGCTGTAGCCATTTAACAGATCGTACTGCTTCTTGTTTCCGAAGGCAGGGCGACCGTTTATTCGGCAAGTGAACTTTGGCTGGATTATAGGATTCACAGCACCCTCACGGAATCCTTGCGGGTGTTGCAGAAGATTCCAGCGGGTGCGGAGTTCGCGAGATACGCGAGAAGTTCCTGACCGTAGATTGTCTGCGACAGCCAGTAGTTGTAATCGTCCGACGTGTACTGATTGGTCGATTCCGTTTCGACAGTGACGGCACCGACAGTAGCCTTCCTGACGCGACCACCAGACGGTGAATTGCCGTTGGCAAGATCGTCAGCGGCGTTCTTGCGAAGCACGAGGATGTGCGCCGTCATCAGGAACATGGCGTACACCCTGTCATCTGCTTCGGGGAGAGGAAAGCCGTTGCGCCAGTCCGTGATGTACTTGTGCGCCTGCTTGCCCACACGGGCGACCTGAGCGGACGTGAAGGACGTGCCTTCGCCGAACTCAGGAAACTCGGCTACGAAGTCTTCAAGCGGAAAGACGAACGGCTGTTCCATAGTCTTACTTGCCCTTCTTGGCGAGCTTCGCGGCGGTCTTCTTGCCGTGCGTAGTCTCGTGGGTGCGCTTCTGGATCGCGTTCTTGCCGCCATGCGAGACATCGACAGACCCATCGTCGTTGATCTCAGCACCGTCGGCTTCAAGTTCCTTCGTGGTCAACTGCTGACCAGAGGCATCCGTCTTCATGTCCTTCTCAGCCTGCTCGTCGGCATCGACTGAACGCGCCTTCGTGTTCTCCAGAACCTTGATGTAGCCCTCTTCGATGTCTTCGAGGAACGCGGGGATTCGCATGAGCTTTTCAAGCGCATCCTCGTTGATCTCGGTGGCAACGCCAGTGGGCGTGTAAAGTTCCCCCTTGCCGTGAACGACACCAGCACCACCCTTGATGGTGCAATCCCAGATGCGTTCCTTCGTGTGCATCTCCGCGTTCTCCTGCCAGAGATTGTAGCGCACGGTGGTGGGGTGAGTTGAAATGATAGTGACCATAAGAAATTCCGCTTTCTTTGTGGTGAATGATTTGGTGATTGAGTGAGAGTGGAACTGAGAGTGGGGCGTGTTTCATCCCCACTCCCAGTTGAGTTCCTTACGCCTGGAACTTGTACACGCTGTACGCCAGCGGGTAGCGAACGAGCGCACCAGCCGTCGAGCAGGAGTAGACCTCGTAAGAACCCTTCGCCATCGGCTGAACGCCGACGAGACGAAGAGCGGAGGTCAGCATCTGCTGGACGCACGTATCACCGACAACGCTGTCGATGATGAAGAGCGCAACGTCCTTCGACGAGAGCGCACCGACGAGTTCGGCGCACGAGACGATCCGAATCTTCGGATAGGTCTTCGCAACCCAGTCGCGAGCCGAGATGCCGTAGGCGTTGATCTTGCCGAGCTGGGCGTACTGGTTGATCGGAAGAGCGAGCGTAGCACCGTCCGTCTCAGGATCGTAGTTGCCCTTCATCGACGTGACAGCCGAGGTCACAATCGTCTGAATGTCCGTGCAGATGTTGTCCATCGTCGTAGCACCAGCCCACGAGGCGCGACCGATGTTGTCAGCCGTGACGTTCGGGTCGTTCAGAAGACCGTAAATCTTCTTCGACGTGCCAGCGAAGTTCGCGGAATCCGAACGGAAGCCGTACCAGCCGACGTTGTTCAGGAGGATCGCGAACGCCTCAGCCATCGCATCGCGCTTCAGCGCATACGAGTTGAGACGCATCTGGGAGGCGCGAGCCTCTTCCAACTTGCCGACCTCGACACCCATCTCGAAGCGCACGTTGTCGCGCGTCTCGAAGTTGACGTTCCAGTTGGCGAGCGGGGCTTTCGTGAAGTCACCGTACAGACCGGGCTGTCCGATGCGCTCCATGATCGTCGCGACGATCTGCTCCGTTTCCCACGTGCCGACAACGGTACGACCAACGACCTTATCGAGCGAGCGACCGCGCGTAAGAATCTTGATCGGGTTCGTCAGCCAATACTGCGCGAACTGGACGGGCGTGACGTTCGTCGGAGTGGTCTGCGTGTTCGGCGCAACGTCCATACACGCGATGTACTCCTTAGCCGAGCAGACAGCCTCATCCATCGTGACGGCGAGGGACGCGATGTCCTTCATCGTGCAATCAGGATTCTGCTTGCAGAACTCGTCCATGACGAGAGCCTTGACCTGATCGCAAGCCATGTCGAAAACAACATTAGTAGGCGTTTTCATTTTTCAGTTTCTCCTTCCTTAGCCGATCTCCACGACCACGACAACGTAGCCCTTGGCGGTCGCCTTCTTCTTGCCCTCGTGCGAGGCATCCGCAGAGGCGACGTTCGACGTGATGACCACGCTCTCCGAAACGTCAGCGCCCTTGACGAACTTGCCGATGGCGGTCGAGCTGGTCGAGTCCGTCGAGAGAACGTACTCCTTGTAGTAGGCGGTCGCACCGTCAACGACATCGGACAGAGCCTTCAGAGCCGTCTCAGCATCAGCGAGAGCCGTCGCCTCGTCAGCCTTGTTGTCAACCGTCGCTTCGAGGTAGAGCGGCAGGACGATACGACCCATCGAAGCGACCTGAGCGGTGACACCCGCAGGCACCTTGAGGGACGGATCGAGCGCACTCGTCGCGCCGTAGTTGATTGCTTCCTTCGGACGGACGCAGAAACCAGCGAACCCAGAATAGGTGCTGGAAGCCTTGCCGAGCGTACCGTCGGACTTACGACCAACCACGTCACCCATGTTGATGTCCGTAGCGGTCTCGAACGCATCGACGCGGCGAGGGGTGAGGTCATACATCTCACCGATCAATCCGAACGCCTGAGCGACTTTGATGTCAGTCTGCATTTTTTATGCTCCTGTTTGTTTTACTTCGCCAGATAAGCGGCACGGAAATCGAACGCGGGCTTGTCCGCACCGTTCGGCGCGGCATCGACCGTGACAACCTTCGCACTCGTTTCCTTGCGACCCGCAAGGAAGCCCGTGAGCGTGGCGAGTTCGCTCCCGGCGTTCACATCAGAATCCATGATGAGTCCCTTTTCCACAAGCTTCTTGCACCCGTAGACGGCGACATCGTTTTCGGTGAACATCTCGTCCATGACGAACTCACCGATGTGCGGGACAAGGCGGTCGTGCAGGGACATAGCCTTGCGAGCCTGAATCGCGGCATCCTTGCGGACAGCGGCTTCATCCATCGTCTCGACCTTCGCGGCGGGAGCGACTTCGGTCTTCGGCTCGGCAGACGGCGCACCATCCTGAGTCTCGACCTTCGGCTCTCCTTCATCACCTTCACCAGCAGGAACGGCGGCAGTACCACCATCCTGAGTCTCGGTCTTTGGTTCGTTCTTCGGCTCACCTTCGTCACCGTCAGCGGCGGGGGTCGCCTCGTCCTGCGTCGGCGTTTTCAGCGAGTCAATCGCCTCTTTCGCTTTAGCAAGGGTCGCCTCGTCCATCGTGTCGATGACGGACTTCAGCTCTTCTTTGTTGATAGCCATTTGAGGTATCTCCAATGAGTCGCATACGATTGACTTGTCGAAGATGCGAACGTCCGACCCACAACGTCCGCGCCCGACAAGGGCAACGTGGTTGCCCACCATACCTACTTGGATGAAGTCATACGCACGACCCTGAAACAGACCAGCCTTCTTGTCGAAGGAAGAGCGGTAGCCGAGAGACAACTGCTTCTTTCCGTTCATGATCTCGCGCTTGATGTCATCCGAGTAAATCGTGAAGTCGCCGATCATCACGTTGCCCTTGCAACGGATGTTGTGGATGACACCCGCGATGTTCTTGCAATCGGTGGGCGTGCATCCTTCGCCGAGCATGACGTGTTCGTCGATGAACGGCTTGTTCTCAAAAGACTGAAGCGTCTCAGGGTCTGAGATTTCCTTCTTGGAACGATATACCCAGTAGATGCGGTCGGGGTCGAGACCCCAACGCGCACCATTCGGATCAATCTGCTTGCCAAGATACGGGAACACCCCCTCTTTCGTGAGGGGATTATCCTTGATTTCCCAGAATCCGTTTATGTCGATTTTCTTAGACATGAGAGTCTTCTCTGGTGAGTTTGGCAATATGATACAACATATTTCCGAAACTTGTCAACGGGGAACAAACTATTTTTGAACAGTTGCCGAAGACTTCTTGGCGAGTGCTTTAGTAGTCTTAGTCTCGTTCTTCAGTTGGTTGTCCGTGACGATCTCCTCGCGACGCTTCGCGTCCTTCGGTGGAGTCTTCTCGATGTGGTTGTAGCGACCGCCGCGCTTGTTGCGGAGCGAGACGCGAGCCTCTTCGGGAGAGATGATTCCCGCATTGACGAGCCGTTCGTCAGCCTTCGCCTCAGTATCGTCGATCTGCGCCTTCTCCATAAGGGTCGGGACATCGACTGGATTGAACACCACTTCGAGTTGCATCGGCTTCTTCTCGCTCATCAGAGTGAAATACTCGTAGTGGGCTTCGAGAAGCGGAGCGTACTCGTTCTCCTGAATGTTGTTCAACTGCTGTGCGTAGTCCTTCCACACGAGTTCGGTGATGTCCGCGAATCCAGTCGGCATGACCTTCAGGAGCTTCGGCGCGGGAATCTGACCGAGAGACGCGACGAGCTGATACTGCGTCATGATGAGCTGGTTGAACTCGGTGATGTATGTATCGACTTGCTGAACCTGAGTGTTCGGGTTCTTGAAGAACACGCCCCAGTTGTCGCGGGCGAACTTCAAAGCGTCCATCACCTTCGCCGCTTCCTTCGGGTTCGCGACGAGCTTGTTCACGTTTGCGTCAACGACGAGCAAACGCTTCGACATGGCGAGCATCTGAGCCTCGTTCGCAACAGCGTCAGCGGAGTAGATGCGCTTCATCACCATTTGCGGGAGCGGCATACCACCGTAGTAGTACGTCGGCTTCAGGATGTCAGACACAATCGTGTTTACGCAAGTGATGCACCACGACTTGTGGATGCGGCGCGATGTCGTTCCGATCTGCCACCACGTCGGGGCGTAGAAGTCCTTGCTCGCGGGATTGAAGCCAGACTCCTCGTCGAACTGAGGCGTGAGCCAGTAGGGATCAACGACCTTCATTCCCGTGTAGATGATGCCCTTCTTCTTCAGCGCGTCGAGATTGCGCGGGGCTTCCAGCATCTTCCAGATGTAGTTCTTGTCGTTCTCGCTCGTCGCCTCGAAGCAGGGGACGCAGATGCCGATGCCGAACACGCGCTTGTTGTAGTCGAACTTACGGCAGACCTCTTCGAGCCCAATGCGCTTGGACTTCTTGATGAGCTTGCGAAGGGCTTGCTCATCCTTCGCATCGACGGTCCCGTTGCCGTCAACGTCAAGGCTTTCGGGTACGAGCTTGTAGCCGACAGAGATCGCGTCTTCGCCGGGAATAGAGCAGAGACGGGACACGAGCGGATGCTGTGCGATTGTGGCGCAGGACATCCAGCCGAGCCAAGCGTTCTCGTCTGCGAAGTAGCGGAACACCTTGTCATCGAGACTGCGCGGGTCGAGGTTGTTGAAGATGCTGATCGCCTGACCCTCGTTCGGTTCTATGCCGCCGTCCATGATCTCTGTGAGGATGGAAGTCTTCGCGACCTTGTTGCCGCGAATCACCTTCACGTCCTTGATGGTGCGGGGAAAGTTCTTCTTGATCATCGCCTCGCGATTGTAGGTGTCCGCGACCGAACTCAGCGGAGGCGCGAGCATGATGTCGCTCTTCTTTCCCTCGAACTGTTCCGTAAGACTCTTCTTACTCTTTCCTGCCTGTTTCTTTTTCATCAGAATATACCTCCGTTGATTGAATCTTCTTCACAAGCATAACGCGCCGCGTCGATTGTGTGGTTGTCTTTCTCTGAGAAGTTGTCTGTCCACATTCCGCTTCTGTCACGCTTGTACTCGTATAGTTGGAACTCGCGAGCCGCGTTCGGGCAACGAATCGGGTCGATTACGATCTCGTTCAAGTTCTGCAACCAGACCGTTCCGTTTCTGATCGAATCCTTACCCTTCTTGGCTGGCTGACAGTTTATACCAACTTGGCACAGTTCGTCAATAGAGGCTGGCTCAGAGGAATCACACCAGACGAAATCATATCCAGTTTCTTTCTCCAGCACCATCTTCGCAAAGTCCTTCTTGCGAAGTCCTCTCCTGTAAATCTCGTCGTAGATGTAGAGTTTGCCGTGCTTCGCGTCGTAATGAGCGGCGATGAAGACGCAGGGGTCTTTGTAGCCCCAGTCGATTCCGTACCGCATCACGTCGAAGTGCGACAGCTCCTCGTCGGTGATCTCGCGGATGTTTAGGTTGTCGAATACAGAGCCGCCAGTGCCAGTGACCTCGCCCAGATACTCGTGTCTGTAAGCCTTCTCGTTCTGCTGACGCAACGCCTCGGCTTCGATGAAGAACTGTTTGCCGAGCCAGTCTTCGGGGATGTCCTTGTAGCACGTCTTGTAAACCTTGCGACCTTCAATCGGAACACTCGCTTCAGCATTGACCCAAGCAGACGCAGACATCGGCGGGTTGTAAGAGCAGAACGTAAAGAACTTCTTGCCACCGCGACGGATAGACTGTCCCGTGTTGCGAATCTCCTCCATGCCGTTGAACTGCGCGAGTTCTTCGTACCATGTGAACTTGAAGTAGCCGTGCCGAGTCTTCAAAGACTTGACCTTAGTCGGATCGTCAAGACCCCGGCAGAGGATTACCTGACCAGTAGGCACATACTTGAAGCGCAACAGGGACTTGTTCTCCTCCCAGAGATGGCGAACGCCGAGTTTGTCGATTGCCCACGACAACTGCTCGAATACAGAATCGCGGATGTCCGATCCAACTTTTCTGAACACTACTGCGTTAGCGTCCTTGTCCGTCATTATACCGAGAACGACTACAAGAGAAATGAATGACGACTTACACGAGCCACGTCCACCCTTGAACCAGAACTCTCGGTATAATCCCTGAACTATGTCATTCCAAGCCTGATAATATATCTTGGCGAAAAGTGTTTCGTATGATATTTGAATAGACGTAGCCATAACATTCCAGTCATTATCATAATCACTCTATCATTATAAGGTCGTTGCGCTTCATTCTTGGTCTATCCCATGACGGCTCCCATGTCGCAAGCGATTCGTCCTGTCTTTCCCATGTTGCAGTTCCGTTTTCTATTTTCCTAATCGCCTCCGATACCATTTCAACTCCCATTGGAAACAGATTCTTCCATAGATCATGATAGTTCCATTCCCTCTTCACGAGAATGAATCTTCGTAAGAGAACATCGCCGCCATCGCATTTATCATCGAGCCTGTAAATTGACCCGCCGCTTATTTTGTCGCCCATGTGTATAGTCCATCTCACCGCGTCTTGCCCTCTGTGAAGCGGAAGAATGGACGGATGAAAACCTATACCGCCAAACCTTGCCCTTTCAAGAACGCGCGAGCTGACAATCCAGTGAGAATGTGCGGACACAACAAGATCATAATCGCCCTTTATATCGTCGCTTCTCACCCTATCCATATCGCCATAAACCTTTATGTTATTCAGGGTTGCAAATCCAAACATCTTGTCCTTCTTTGTTTCCTGCGGGGCAACTATAGCACCTATAATGTCATGCCCGTCGGATATTATGCGTTTTAGAACCGCAAGTCCAAATGACTTTTGCCCGTATATCAGTATTTTCATTTTTGCGTTCCTATGTATTTGAATCCTTGTACAGCTCTGAAATGACCGCCATATCCAACAATAAGTCCTTCTGCCGCGCTGCGCGATTTTGCCATTGATTTTGCGCTTTTTATCTTGTTAGAGCCGTAAAGCATAGCCGACACCTGAATCCAATTTGGTGATTTTCTTAGCGCCCCACAGAGTTGCGGATGCGACGTATGAAAATACGTAGGATATTTTCTTCCGCATCTTCCGTTTCCTTCAAGATGATATTGCGCAACCCAGTTCAGAAACTTCCATCCAACGCCAGCCCCCTGCCATTCTGGCATAGTGACAAGCCGCGTAGCCCTATATCCGTGAACCTCAAACTTAGGTGATACCGCTACATGGCAGGCAAGCTCTCCGTTTACAGTTCCTATGAAGTATTCCGCGCATGGAGGCATTGGAAGGTTCAGATAGTAATGCGGCTTAAAATACTTCCAGAAACTTTGGTTGACCTTCCGAATCTCAAGGTCAAATCTTGGGCGTTGCCTTCGCTCCCCCCTTTCAAAGACCTTTGTCTTCGTATCAAAAATCCAATCTGGCTGAACCCAATCCAGAATGTCATAATGCGGTGTAAGTAGAACTACCTTTCCCGTCGGATTTGTTCTCCTCCAGGATTTCTGAAATGCCTGACTACCTATTTTCGCAATTTGCCTATCAATAACTGACGTGAATTCGTCTACTACAATTTCGCTCGGGCGAGATACTATAAGCCTTGCAAGCCCTGCCCTGAACTGCTCGCCGTTAGAAAGTACCCTAAATGGTCTGAGCCATGCCGGAACGTCGCCAAGACCAACATTTGCCAATGCCCCCGTCACCTCGTCAAAATTACCTTCTGGCGCTATATCGTCGATTATTGGCTTGTCGGGTGACCAGCCCTTTGTGTAATCGTGGATTTTATTCTCTCCAAAAATTATTTTACCTATTGATGATTTTCCGCTTCCTGAAGGTCCTACAACAACGCCAATCTGCCATTCGCCGTCAAGATCGACATCCGCTTCAAGATCGAAATTACATCCGCTCGACGCGTTAAATAGTGACTTTACACGCGCCGCTCTGTATGAGTTAAAATCAGAAACCCTATTGTGAACCTCTAATTTCATGTTGCCACCACCTTGCAATCATATCCGAGTTCTACAAGTTTGTTGTACACATTCTCTTGATGGCATTCATCCTTACACATCACTATTACACCAAACTGCTCTTTATATTTGAAACCGCCCGCCGTAGAGGTCGATTGCGATGTGGGGTTGGATAATGGCTCTTGCGTTGTTGCGCAAGATTGGTTTAATGCCTGCCCCTCTATTTGCGACGCATCAAACCCAAAGTCCTCCATCTTTATATCGCTACCAATTTTTTCCAGCTCGGCATTGAGTTTTTCAAAGTCCCAAAGTGCTTTTTCGGCAACCTTATTATCGGCAAGCCTGTACGCATTGATCTCTTCCTCGGTAAGTCCCTCCGCGTAGACGCATGGGATTTTTTTCATTCCGAGCTTCTGCGCAGCCTTGACGCGCGTATGACCGCATATGATCACGTTGTCCTTAGTCAGAACAATCGGCTCGTTGAAACCGAACCGCTTTATGCTTTCCATCAGCGCGGGTACTACATGATCGTTTATTCTCGCATTGTTTTCATATGGAATGATCTTGCCGATTTCAGCAAGTGGAGTTCCGCTCACCATTCTTATGTTCATTGTTTCACCTCGATCACTTCTTCTTTCTTTTCCGTAATCTGAATTGTTCCGATGTTGATTGTCGGAACGTCCTGACGATCCATCTGTTGCTTCTCTCCGTAGCCGCGCCCCTTACCTTGCCTGTCGAGAAAGAACTGGATCGCGTTCTGGTTTCCGTCAACGATGTTCTTCATCAACTTTGCCTCTGCGACATCAAGCATAGATTCCCTCATGTCCTTGTAGTCGAGGTTCATCACCTCTCGGATGTAGGTGTAGAGGTTGCCACGGGACACGCCGAGGTCTTTCGCGATGAGATAGAGCGGGCGAAACTCTCGCATCCCCTTCAGGATGAGCTTTTCGTCCCGCTTCTCGATTCGCTTCCACGACCGCTTCTGCTGAGACGGCGCGACAGCCATAGGATCGACGGCTGGGACGCTCACAGAAATCTGGGCTGGTTCGGTCATCACTCGGCGAGGGCGCAGTGGTCGAGCAGAGCGTAGTTCGTCTGCATCTTGGCTGAGATTCCGTCGAGAATGGACACAGTGCCAGAGAGCATCTGCTCCTTCTTCAGCTCTTCGATCTTGCCAATGACAGTGCCGCACATGGCGCGGAGTCGCAAGATGAGTGCGAGGTTCTTGTCCTCGCCGCCGATCTCCTGACGGTTGTTCCTCACCATCTCGATTGCCTTCTCGAAGATTTCGCAGTCGCAGGGAGGGAGAGTCTTCAGCTCGCCCATATAATACGCCTCGCGAATCTGATCCATTGTGCCGTCAAGCCCGTCTTTGCAGAGGTCTGCGAGGATATGAAGGGCGTAGAATGACTTGCCCTTCGCCTGATAGTGAAGGTCACGGGACAGAATCTGGGTTGCAACAAGCATTGAAAGCAGTTCGTTCATAAAGAATCTCCTTTGAGTTTTACATTTCGTTATGATAGCATATTTCAGACCAAAGTTCAAGGGCATCACCAGCCGTGACCCATGATTGGCTGGGTCACTTTGTTCATTTCCCGTTGCGCTCTCATCTTGTTCACGATTGCCGAGAGACGTTCAAGCATCTCGGGGTCGGAGATGCGCTTGCGGTTCAAGATACTGTCGGCGATCTTCTCGTCAAGCTCCTTATCTGTCATACTCTCTGTCTCTTTCTTTATCTATTTCTTAGTCTATTTCTTACACAGTTAGATAACTGTTGTCTAACTGTTATCTCTCGACTGATGCCAGACCTTGATTTTGATGCCGATATGAGGGTCTGGCGAGCGAAACTTCTTGAAGGTGAAGTTCACCATCGAGTCATCGTGCCAGAACCCGGCGTTCGTCATCCGATCCACAAGGGCTTTCGAGATGTTGTCCGCGTCGGGGCGTTGCGTCATGAAGGTGAGCTGGCTCTGCTTCCACTTAGGAGTACCCGAAGGGTGCGGAAAATAGTAGGTGACGATGAGTTCCACAGCAGTGTCGCCGTCGTTCTGAATGAAACAGCAGTGCTTCCGATGCGCCGCGAGCGCAAGGTCTATCAGCTTCTCGTTCTGAACGGCTTTCGCCTTCTTGTAGAACATCGGCATCATCTTCCCGTGCATCTTGATGATGCGAACGCCCTTCTCCTGTGCAGTAGTGAGTACGGCTGGATTGATGTCCAACCGAAAGCCGTACTCATCTATGCACTCGAACTTCATCAGAACGGGATGTCGTCGTCGTTGTCGGGTTCGGGCTGTGCCTCGATCTGTTCTGGCGGCAGTGCGCGTTCGACGATTGTAATGCCCTTGTTCTTCGCAAGAAGATACTCGTTGATCGCGTAGTATTTTCCTGTGCGCTTCGATACGCCTTCGATGCCAGACGGATAGAACTCCACGATGATCTTGTCGCCCTCGCCAATGCAATCGACCTGATTCGCAGAACCGTTCTTGATGTTCGCCTTGATCTTGAACGCTCGCGGGTAGTCTGTCTTTGCTGTCTTCAGATTCTCCTTTTCGAGTTCGTTCTTGTAATTCGCCACGACGAACTCCCTGCTGTACTGATCCGCGTCGAAGATGTGCTTGACGTAGCCAGTGAAACTCATAGCCTGTTGCATTACTTTTCCTCCGTGTTTATTCTCTTCGCGGCGTTCATTCTCTTCGCGGCGCGTCCGCTCTTGATGTCCTTGTCGATCTTCGCAAAGTGCTTCACAAGCTCCTTGCGAAAGCCCTTCGGCAAGTCGCTACCCTTTCCATTATTCCTCGTCCTCGTCAGAGTCGGAGAAGTCTTCTGTTCTTTCTGTTTGCTCATTTTGTATTGTTCCTTGTTGTGTAAACGAATGAAGTCGGTTCAACCGAATCTTCTTATCGTGATATTGTAATAGTAAGAGGCGCGTTCGCTTCGATAAGTGGGACTCGAACAGAATCCGCTTCGCCCAGTCTGGAAGCGGCGGGTCTTTCTGAACATCCAGCGGTATGAAGTTCACGCTGAGATTCTGAATCTCCTCCATGTTGATCTGGAACTTGTGGTTCGCCGATCTCTTGGCGAGTTTCGCGTAGTCCACGAACTGTTCCCAGTAAAGATTTTCCATGCGTTATCACCTTTCCGTCATCGTACTTGTCGCAGATGGCGTAGTATTCCACCTGACTTTCCTTGCCGAGAACAGAGTTCTTCTGCCTGCCACGGATGTAGTTGCAGTGACACTTGCGAGTGAAGATCGAGACGTGTGCGCACGAGGCGCAACACGGTGTCTCGCGTTCTATCATGGCAAGCGTCGGCTTCTGCTTCCGATAGTTCTGAAGAAAAGCCCTGTACTTCTTGCGCATCGACCTTTCCTTTCTTCACCATGCTCCATTCCTATACCCGCAAGCAGACGGTAGATTGCATCCAATGGAATATATATCAATTCCGCAAGAATAACTATGATGAGGGCAAGCAGTACAGTCGGAGAAAAGATCAGCTTGTAAAAGAGTGTTAAAGCCAAGCATTTCCTTTCTTCACCATGCTCCTTTCCTATACCCGCAAGCAGACGGTAGATTGCATCCAATGGAACATATATCAATCCCACAAGAATAACTATGATGAGGGCAAGCAGTACAGTCAGAGAAAAGATCAGCCTGTAAAAGAGTGTTAAAGCCAAGCATCCTTCTGTACTTTCTGTATGACATGATTTCATTGTACCGTTCCTTCTTCTTACGTCTGATGATGAAATATGTGCGGATGAGAACTGATACCACGTCGAGCCATTCCTTCTCAGCCCTGCGCCAGCGGCACTTGTGCATCTCGCAGAGCAGTTCGCATATCTCCTCGTTGATGACTGAGGCGACGGTCTCGCGACCGGCGTCATTCATCCGTTGGAAGTATTCTCGGTTCTGCACCATCGCACGATACGTCGTGTGAGGGTTGACGATTCTTTCTGGGAAGGTCGGATGCTTCTCCATAGCCTTCTTCAGATTCTTGTAGATGCCGAAAACAATGCTCAACATGGAACAATTCTCCTATTCGCTTGTGATGATTACTGTGCTTTGAGCGCGAAGTCAAACGCCTTCGCGAGAGTGCCAAACTTGCGCTTCAAGCCGTCACGCACTTCCTGACGCATACGAACCATAGTCCATTCGCCTGAGAAGTTCATGTTGCGTTTGAAGCCGTACTTCACCCTCTGAGCGAGAGCATCCCTGCTCATTGTGTAGTTTCTCGTGCTTCCTTCCATATATTCATCTCCTTATTTTCAACCGGCTTTCTTCTGCCTGAGATTGCTTTACGTATTCGTTCCGCGTCTCTGAAAACCTAAGCATATCAAGGTATAGACCGTGCGCCGTCTTATAACTGCACGCTCCACTCTGATCCATTACAGACGGAAGACCGTGCCATCCTTGCGATGTGATCCAATCGCTTGTCTCGTCTATCGTTTTCAGAGTTCCTTCTATGTCTTTGTTCAGTAGAAGCATTACGTTCTTCAACTGGCGAAGACTCATATCTGCCCAAGTACCGACGGCAAGTATCTTCTGCGCGTCATCGTAATCTTTTCGTCTCACAGACTCGTATGCCTCTACAGCGCACTGAGTGAACCCCCATGCGCCGAACATCTGATAGATAATGATCCTCTTGTCTTTCGGCATCTTGTCGAAGATTTTGTGATACGCGACCTCAGCCTTCTTCATTTCCTCAGACATCTGATTTGTGTTGCACGGTAGCGATTCGCCTATTGTCTTTTCGTTATCCATTGTTCACCTCAGATTGTAAGTGCCTTTGCAAACGCATTTGCGAGACGGTTTTCTTTCTTCTGCCCCTCAGTCGGTGCAGATACGAGTCCTTCGTCTTCCCAACGACGCTGGTTGATCCACGTCGCGGGCATCGGGATGTACTTGCCGCCGTCTTTAGTCCACTGGTCGGAAGTCTTCGACACATCGACAGCCTTCAACATCTTCTGAAGCAACTCCTGACGCTCTTCGTCATTTTTGCAGTCGTTCATGACCTTTGCAAACTTCAGCATCGCGACTTGCTTTGAATCGTGCCGAGGATATTCCTTGTAGAACACATCGAACATCTCTGTGATGCTCTTGTTCTGTGCCTTCTTCACCGGCTTCACGCGAGCAACCATCACAGTTGTAGCGTCCTCGTGACCGAAGTCAACTCCAACCGCACCCTCTGCCGTCGGAGGCTTCGCGAACAAACTGTTCTTCGGAACGCCGCTGTAGCACTTTAGTTCGTGAGTGCAGAGCGACTGAAGTTCCTCTACCGTGATTCCGAGTTCGTCGAGTCGCCTGAAAATTGCCTGATGCGCCTTGACATTCGAGTTGAGTTCGCCTCCGCACTGGAAGTAAACGAAGTCAACTAAGATGCCCTTGTCGCCGTTCTTCATCAGCGGGACTATGCGATTCCCGAAGGAGCTGAACACGTCGTTCTCTGTGACGGTGTCGCCGACATACGCGCTGAACATGGGATAGTTGATCTCGAAAGTGCCTGCTACATCGCACTTGCACAGAAGGTGCAGATACAACGCCTTGCATTTCGGAGTCAGCTTCTGATACCAGAGTTGGTCTGGCAATCCCGTATCGTAGAATCTCTTTGCCATACTGTTTTATTTCTGTTTGTCTCTGTCTTAGTAGACTCTCCCGCAAGTGTTCCGCAACTCACGGGAGAGCCTGAATGGTTTTAGAACGGCAGACCGCTCGCCGCCTTCTTCTGCGCCTCGACCTTCACCTTCTCAGCTTCCCTCTGTGCGAGAGTCCGAGACTGCTCGGGAGCGGGCAACTGTTCGGGTTCGGCGGCAGGACGCGAGAACAACGCCTTCGGCTGTGCCGCAGGGTCGCCGCCTTCGTTGAAGTCAAAGCCCTCGTTGTCGGCGTTGATGGCATCCATCACGTCAGGCGTGAGCTTCAGCCACTTCGTCGCACGACGGAAGACTGACTTCTTCGCCATCTCCTTGTAAAACCGCTTCCACGGGGACATAGCACCGTTCGCGCCACGCGAGCAGGACTTGATCGTCTCAATCTCGTCGATGTCCATGATCTCGTACTGGTGTTCGCCGTTCGCGAGGGTGATGTCGCAATACGCGCCGAGCATCTGACCGCGAGGGAGATTGATGACGTGTTTCGTGACCTTGCCGTCCTCGAACTTGAACTCGTCATTCGCGCAAACGACCTCGCAGTAGACCTTCTTCGCAACGCCGTCACGGATGACAACGTGAACGAGTCCCTTGTAGTCGAACTGAAGCGTACACTCCTCGCCATACGGGATGAGGTGCGCCACGCGACCGTCTGGAAGGATGCCGTACTTCGCGGACGTGAGCAGACAGTTCAGCACGGAGATCGCACTGCACTTCTCGTAAGCCGCCTTGTTCTTGCCATACTGGCACTCGGCGGCGTACATGAACTGGTCGATCATCTTCGGGTCGGGAAGCATACGCTCGATGCGCTCCTTCCACGAGCCGTGCAGACGCGCCCAGTTGGTCTTCTCGACAACGGCGGTCGATTCGGTGGACTTCTTCGCGACAGCGGTGGTCGCGGGTTCAACAACAGTAGCCTCTTCGGACATGATTACCTCGCTTTCTTGGTGAGCTTGTTCTTGTGATAGATGCCTTTGGCATCGCTGTGTGCATCCAGTTTCGCCAGATTCTTCTCGTACTTGCGCGGACTAACGCGCTCCTTCAGCGTCTTCATTTTATACGCCATGATCTTTCTCCTTGTTGGTTTACCGTGCAACCTCTTCCATGCCTTTCACCACCTGATAGGTGATGTCGGTGTTCATGGAGAGATATTCTTTGAGGTTCTTGAACGCCTCGGCAGTGCCGACGAACTTCATCGTGCAAGAGTAGACGGTCGGCTTCGCCTGCGTCGTACCCTGCGCGTTCGGCACAGCTGTGTTCACCTTCTTGGCGAGGGCGGCTTCCTCGCGCTTCGCCTGTTCAGCCTTCGCACGTTCGATAGCCGCGACCTGATCCTTGTGGGACTGCACGACTTGCATCATGTGGTTCGTGTCGAAGTCAAGGGCGAGAGCGTCCTTCGCCTTGACGAGAACAACCTCGTCCTCGTCCTTGTAGGTCGCCTTCATCAGCATGACGGCGTTCGCGCAACGGGTGATCTCGTCACGAATCTCCTTCTGGATGAACTCGTTGGAACACGTCGCGTTGAGCCAAGCGTTCGTCCTGCGAGTCATCTGCTCTTCAGCCCAGCGGTCGAAGTGACCAGACTTGCGGAACGTCTCGTCCTCCGCAAACGTCTCAACGACGTGCGAGTGGAGATACCCCACAATGTCCTCGCGCTTCTTCGCCTTCTCAGATTCCTCGAACGCCTTGATGCCAGCGTCAATTTCGCCGACAACCATCTTGATCGACCCGATGAGATCGTCAATCTGATTGCTGAAGGATGAGTTTTCTGGAGTGCCGAAATCAATGGGCGCGAGCAACTGCTTCTTGATGTTGACGCGCTCCTGATTCAAAGCCCGTGCGAGATCGTTCAACCTTGCGCGGTCAGCCTTGCGCTCCTTGTAGTTCGACCGATTGGTCGAGTCCTTGCCCTGATAGGTCGCGAGCTTCTTCGCAAGCTCGTCCTTCAGTTCCTGATAGTTGAACTCAATGCGTTCGGGCAACACCCCGTCGAGCTGAGTCTTCCTGATTACTTCCATTTTGTACCTCTTTCGATTTTTTCTGAGTTGTAGTGTATCATATTTCGTGCTGATAGTCAACACGGAATGTTAGAGTGAAGGGAGAAGAAGCGGCGGGCGTTTCTTCTCCAGAACAAAGTCGTTCCAGAAATGCGTCTCTGCCTTGACCAGTTGCTCCATGTCGTAGGCAACGTCAGGGTCGTTCGCATCGAGCCAGAACTCCTTTTCAGTGACATGACGATGACCATCGAGATCGAGCCAGACGATTCTCGCGATGAGAACCGCCCTGCCAAGACCAGTGACGATCATCTGCTTCAGCATCTGACAGCGATACTTCGGGGGCATACCGTCCCTGAAGGTCTTTGGACTCTCGCTGTACTTCAGTTCGATGACATACGGCTTTCCGTTCTCGTCGATTCCGATTGCGTCGAGCGTTGCCGCCATGAACGAATGGTCGAGCTTGTCCTTGTGCTTGTCGCTGACCACGAGGGTCAGAGTGCCGTCGAACACCGTGTGACCGGTCTCGTTCGCCCACTGCTCGCGGGACAGGGGTTCGTTGACCTTGCCCTTGTGCATGAGGTTGAGAGTCTGCGGAGAGAAATCGTCGGCGTGTTTCACACCCGTCTTCTCCTCCCACAGCCACACGTTGTCGTGAAACCCGATGCCGAGAACGCAAGCGGACTCGGACGCGGTGATGTAATCCTTCCGCGCCTTCTTCCACTCGTCTTCGGTATCACAGTGGTAGATCGAACAGTTCTGGAGTTCCTTCCAGCCGTCGATGTTGAACGTATGAGCGTCTATCTGCTTTATCATTTTGTTTCCTTTCTTCGTACCCTTTGCAGTTCTTTCCGAGGTCGAGAGTTGAGAATCCCATCTCAGCGAGAGCGTCTGCACTGCACTCGGCAAAGTGGACGCAGAGTTCGCAACCATCCTGCTTCATGAGGGCGAGATCGCTTTCGCCGTTTGTCATTCCGATTCTCCTTCCCCTTTGGTGTTGATGCCTCCAGTCACAGCCGCGTTGAACGTGTTTTCGAGCCAGTTCTTCGCCTCGTCGAGTTCGTAGATTCTCGGAATGATGATGTCATTCTTCGGATCATAGTCCTCGTCTGGCGGGATGAGACTGCGCTCGAAGTTGTAGGACGAGCCACTGGAGCAATAGTATAGTCCACGCGACGTGCCGCGCATCCCGGTCAGGATGCGGTCTTTGAATATCACGTTGCGATAGAACCCGCTGTTCCCAGTGACATAGTTTATCATTCCGTAGTCGCAATACTGCGACGAGTCCTTCAGTTTGATGAGGTTGCAGATGTTCCTCCAATCTTCGTCTGCCTTCAGAGCGTCCCGCTGTTCCTTTGACGCATCATTGAGCCAATCGAACACGCGGCTACAACAGCATGAAGCCCAAAGCTCCACGCTGATGCTCTGCGTTTCAAGTGCCTCGACAACCGCACACGTCAACGCTCCGCAGACTTGCATCTGCCTTGCGCTCACGTTGCACAAGCCACCCATCGGCGCGAAGACCCGAATCGCCTTGTTGGGCATCCTGATCTTCTTGATCGCGAACCAGTATCTCTGGTCGCCGTTCAGATACCGAGGGATGTCAACGCGACTGCCGACGATCTGACGGTTGTGGAACTTGAACCTCTTTTTGTAGAACTCCTCAGTCTCGAACTGGCTCTCGATGCTCGACGTGAGCTTCGCCTCATAGGAGTGTTCCCCCATGAAAGCCTCGACAACCTTCTTCGTACCGCCCCCAAAGAACGAGTCACCGTTAGTGATCTGCTCCCATTCGCGTTCGCCAATGCTCATGTTCCAGCGACACTTAGGGTGTGCATCGGCGAAGCCCTTGAAGTCGGGCTTCTTCTGAATCGCGGCGACCGCATCGTTCACGGACGCATATACCGAATAGTTCATGTCTTACCTCCTTTCTCTTTCTCAGTCCTCTTCTTGAAGTGTTGTCGAACACTTAGACGATGGACGTGTTTTTGAGGTTGTCGCGAATCTGGGACTTCACGACGCGACGGTTGTTCTCCTCCCACGAAAGCAGGAACGTGTCAACGCACTGGTTGATCTTGTACCCAGCCTTCATCATGTTGCAGGAGTCGATGACGAAACGAGTGGAGCAAATCTGCTTCCACTTGTTCGCGCCGATGGCATTGCGGATGGTGCGCGTCACGCACTCCAGCTCCATGCTCTGCTTCGGGTCAAGTTCGCGGACGCGGATGCCAGCCTCCAGCTTCGTGTCGTAGTCAACGAAGATGGTCGCCATTTTCCAACGGTCGAGAGTCGCCGCATCGAGACGCGAACGTCCGACGTACATCGAGTTGCCGCCAGTGCCGTAGGTATTGGCAGTGCCAACGATGTAGGTGTTCTCGTTCTGCGTCACGACCCCGTTCGGAGTCGGGATGACGCGGTTGGCGAGCATCGTATTCAACTTGACCAGCAACGACGCATCGGCATCGTCCATCTCATCGAACAGGATCAAGCCGCCGTCGCGGAAGACGCGGATGATGTCAGTCTCGTGGAACACGCCGTTCACATCCGTGAAGCCAAGCATATCGGCGGTCACGGTGTCGGGCGAGAACGAAATCTGGGCGAACTTGTCAGACTTCACAACGTCCTCCAGACTGCCCTTGATGTCGAACAGCTCGCGACACGCGCACATGGCGAGAGTGGACTTGCCGGTTCCAGCAGGACCAACGAGAAACGCCTTGTGCAAGCACTTCAGACGGCGAACGACCTCATCGGTCATGTGGTGGCGATTGTTCTTCGCCGCCTCCTCTTCGCGCTTCTTGCGTTCCTCCTCTTCCTTCTTGCGCTGTTCCTCGCGCTTGGCTTCAGCCTGCTTCGCGAGTTCCTGAGCCTCCTTCATCTTCTCGTTCGCCTCGGCATCGAGCTGTTCAGGGGTCTTCTCGCCCTCGGTCTGCTGACCTTCTTCGGGCTTGTTCTGCTGACCCTCGTTCTCGCCTTCGCCTTCGCCCTTCTGCTTGCGGGAGCGACGCTTCTTCTTGGGTTCGCCGTTCTGCGGTTCGCCTTCGGGTGACTGCTGACCTTCGGGGTTGCCCTCGTTGCTCTGCTCGCCTTCGCCGTTCTGCTTCTGCTGAGACTGCTGAGATCCTTCGCCTTCGCACTTGCCCTGAGACTGAGACTGAGACGGCTGATTGCCCTGACCGCCCTCACCGCCTTCGCCAGACGGATCGCCGCCACCAGAGCCACCTTCGGGTTCGCCACCCTCGCCACCTCCAGACTGAGAGCCTTCGCCCTCGCCGTTGCCACCTTCGCCCTCGCCGCCGTTGCCGCCAGCGACACCCTGCGCGTTCGGGTCAGAGCCAGCGGGTTCTCCGTTGCCCTCACCCTGAACGAACGCCTGATTGGACTGCGAGTTGTTGTTATCATTCGCGCCCTGAGTCGCGAGAGCCTTCAACTCAAACACGTTCTCGTGTCCGAGCAGTTCATGCCCGTTCCGCTCGCACTCCTCGATCAGCATCCTCTTCGCTTCCGCGAACGGATTATGAACGAACAACTGTTGCACTTCTCCTTCTGTCATTGGATTACTCCTTGTCTTCTGTCTTTTCTGTCTTATCAGAGCCGACACGCGCCGACTCCAAGTTCTTATTCAACCTATCCAACTGTTCCGCGATGCGCTCCAGAGCGTGAATCGCCATCGAAGCGTAGCGTTCTTCACCGATAGTCATCATAGAATCACCTCCCCTGATTGATGACGAGTATGTTCACTTCCCGCTTGATGTCGCGGAGCAGTTCGATGATGATCCGTGCCTGTTCTTCAGTCATGTCACACCTCACTTCTTGGCGACCGAATCGGTCTGGACGAGTTTCAACATATTACAGACTTCTTCGTTCTTGGACTCGTTAGTCGAGAACCACAGACCTCTGCCGTGACACCAGACGAATCCTGCCGCTTTCAACGCCTTGCTTTGCCAGCATGGCTTACTGAACGACGCTTCGATTGAATCCATCTCGTAGTTCACTCGCCACAGCTTGTCGCCGAAGCCTGGTCCTACGGGTTCTGCGAAGCGAGAGTTTTTCCTGCGCCTAAGTTCGTTCACTTCTATGCCGAACTCGCTTTTCATCATGCTTTTGACGATTTCCACTTTGTCGTCGTCGCATTCAAACACATACTTTCTTTTCATTGTGTAGTCTGTCTTTCTGTCATTATTCAGCATCAGGTTTGTAAGCGGACTGGATGTCGATGCTGATGACACCCTTTCCGAGATGGTAGATGACCGTGCGCTCGATGTCCTCATTTCTGAGAGGACGCATCGTCGGCGAACGCATCGAAGTCCCGCTTCCGCGACACCATTCGCTCGGCAGGATGTGCCTTGCGTACTGGCGCATCGAAGGTTCGGGAACGCCGAGATGTTTGAGAAGTCTCTCGTTGAACATCGTCAGCTCGAAGTTGCCGAGGTACGGGTCGCCCGAATCGGGATCGAACCCGCGAAGCAACCTCTCAAGACTCCTTTCCGTCCAGAGCGGTCGGTCTTCGTTGTATTCGTCCCTGTGGGTGTCCATGGACTCGTGCCTTTCGCAGTCGCAGAGATAGCGTGCGAGCTGTTCTTCCTTGTCGTGCGCAATAATCCAATCAAGGACAAACTGCGTGTCATCGTCCGTGAAGCGGACTTTCGACAGCTCGATTGTATGGGCAAGGGCAATTTCATTCATTGTCTTTCCTTTCAGTAGGTGACGCAGGCGGTCAGAATTGCCGCCGCGAGCCAGTAGATCGTGCGCCGCCAGTCGCCAGCGAAGGCATACGGGACGGACGCACAGATGTCAATGACGATGAGAACCGTCGGGAGAATCTTGGTCATGGCAAGACCTCACTCGACGGGTTGGACGAACTTGGTTTCCTCAAAGCACTTCGCGCCGCTCGGATAGCCGATGTAGTCGCAAAAGGCGTTCCAGTGCCTGTTCGTCGTGGACGAGAGGGGTGCGCCGCAACAGCGAAACACCTTCTTGTCGCCATTCTTTTTCCTGATGCAGACCGCGATGACAGTCTCATACGAGATGAGATACTGCCTCCTGTCGTAGTTGTACTCGATGACCTTCGCCTTGTTGTTGCATCCGAGGTCGTAGATGCGTGGTATTTTCATCTTCATGGTTTTCCTTTCTGTCACATGATCGCAAGACATTTCTTGCAACACCCGTCAACCACCTGGTCTTCGGGAAACTCGTCGCCGCACACGTCACACCGAAGAGTCGAGTGATTCTCGTGCGCGTATTCCTCGGCACAGTCCGCACAGCAGAACCAGTTGCCGTCATCGTCCTCTACGCCCTCACCGCAATCGTCCTCGAAGAAAGAGTCCTCGCAGTTGGCGCAAGTTCTCTTCGACTCCTCGCAGGCGGAGCAGAGATCGTCCTCGTTCAGTTCGCAACCGCACACCACGTCGCCGCAGTGAGCGCAAGCCGCGTGACCGCCGCAGTTGTTCGCGCCTCGGCAATAGAAGTCGCAGATGGCGTTCTTTCGCCTGATGTATGCGGAATCGTCGTGTTCGTCATCGTATGGATAACTCATTTCGTCTTCCCCTTTCTCTTCGTGTTCCTCGGAACAAGCATCGCGTGTGCGAGCCATCCCCTCTTGACCCAACCGTTCGCCATCCTGACTTGCCAGTTCTGATACCAGCCCTTCTGGATGACATAACCTTTGCAACCCTTCGCGACGAACATCACATGGTCGCAAGCCATGAGTTCGTCGAGGGTTTCGATCTTCGCGCCAGCGACGTAGTGATACCGACGGGCGTTGCGGCGATTCCAGATAGTCTCGTACCGCTTCATCAGCATCTCGGTCGGGTAGAGCCAGCGTAGATGTCTCACCATCACGGGGTATTCCATCACTTCTTCTCCCATCTGATGAGTGTCGGGTAGAAGTTCGGCGGGTAGTTCGGACGATTGTCCTTTTCCTCCATGTGGAAGAGAACGACGCGATAGTCCGCAAACCGATTCTGCACGAACGCGAGAAGCCTCGTGATGAAGTCCGCGCCGAACTGCACGGCATTGGGACAATCGTAGACGATGGACTTATCGTCCACGAGGTCAAGCTCGCACCACTTCTTCTGGTTTCCGCAGACCTCTTCCGAGTAGTTGATGTCAAACTTGATTTTCATTCTGGTTTTCCTTCCTGAATGTTTTGAGGACTTTGTCGAGGCAATCGTCGCAGATGTCAACGATGCTCTTCCACTTGCCGCTTGCGCGAAGCGAGATTCTGCCGCAGGAAATCTCCTTGCCGACATAATGAGTACCGCTTTCGATTGTCCTGCCGCACAAATCGCAGTCAACTCTGTTGATGGTCATCACTTCTCCCTTTCCATTTCGACCGTGACGCTGAACGAGACGTTGGAGAACGTCTTGAAGCCATCTTCCTCTTCGTAGGACTCAATCGCTGACGCGACCGCATCCGAAAGAGCCTGCTTGTCCGAGACAATGGGGTTGAACCCGACCATCTCGATTGTGACCTTAGTGACTGGCTTCATTTCCTCTTGCCTCCGATCTTCTTGTACTCCATCCAAGCGTTGAGCTGTTCGTCCTTCGACCACGGAGCAAGTGCCTCAGCCGCAGTCTGAATGATTTTCAGCATCGAGCCAGAGAGAGACATATTCCGCATCTGCTCGGACTGCGAGTGCTTGTGAATGGTCTTCGACCAACTGCGCTGAAACCTCGCGCACTCCAGAAGCATCAACTGCTCCTCAGAAGTGAACCACTTGGGGTGGTCGCTCGCGAGACGTTCCAAGAACTCAGCCCGACATTCGGCATCCTTGCAGAACGGCTTGTACTCCGTCTTGCTCTTCTTTTCCTTTGCCATCATATTACTCCTCTCCTTTCAGTTCGATTTCCTCGTCAAGAATGGAATCAAGCTCGTCTTCCAGAGCATCGCAGATGGCATGAATCGCTGGCATCATGAGATTTCCAGTCGTGCCTTTCTCGTCATGCTCACAAGCCAGACAGATATGCTTCATCGCCAAGAGCGCATGGCTCACGAATGAATCTTCATCCATCACGAAGCCCTCCTCACGCGCCTATGAATCATCCGATACGATGCGGAACTGTGTCTGCTCGTCACCGCCATGCGATACTCGCCGAAGTCGTGAATCGCATCCTGCTTTTCGTGCTGGTAGTAATGATCGACATCCTCCCACCTGTCGGTAGGACGATACCGATACTGGATCACGATGAGGTAGTCGTACTTTCTCTCGCGCTTCTTCATTTTTCCGAGTTTCATCTATCACTTCTTTCTTCCGCATTGGTGCGGATAACAGCCGACACAGTTGCCCGTATCGGCTGGCAATCCGAATCAATCGGATCACTTTGCGAAGAACTGCCTCCTGACCTCGCAGAACTTGTCCCGAAGCAGAGACTGCAACGCATCGCGCTTCTCGTGTTCGTCCTTGCCGACAGAATCGTTCCAGTCGCTCACCATCCTGCTCACCGTGTTGATGAGACTTTCCAGATGGATGATGTACGCCATCTTCATGTTGGCGCAATACGAGCCGCACACGTTCTTGACCACACTGCCGTCCTTGCGGATGACATCGCGGACATACGAACATCCGTGCTTCTCGAAGTGTTCCTTCGGCATCGAGCAACAATACTCAGCCATTTTCACTCTCCCTTGTTGAGTTGTCTGATTTCCAGATTGAGCCGACAAGCCTCGTCATACATCTTCTGCGTGATGGGCTTGCCGACTCCGAGCCATTCGACGCTCAACGAAAGAGCCGTCAAGCGTCGAACGATGCCCTCGAAAGCATTACGCTTTGCTTCCGTCATCGCCATCGGATTTCTCCTCCTTGTGCTTCGCAATCGCGTCTTTCCTCTCCTGTTCGGTCATCACTTCGCCTCCTTCTTTTCCGAACGATTCTTGGACTTACGCTCGGCTTCGAGTTCCTTCTTGACTTCCTCCTGAATCGCAGGCATGATTTCCTTCGCGATCATAGCCGTCGCGCCGAGAAGCTGAAGTTCCTCAAAGCCGTACTTCTTCTGCATCGTGCCGCCGGCGACAGAGCCGAGATGGATGCACTCGCGCCGATGTCGTTCGGTAATCTCGCGGTCGCTCAACGCGCCAGTGAGGATGCCGATGACGACCGTGTGCATCATCAATTCCGTCTTCAGACCAGAGAGCAGTTTCGCGGTGTCGCCGTCAATCTTGACCACCTTCACGTCCACGTCGGGCGTGTCGGTCTTGACGTTCTTGGTTGCCTTGTTCGCGGTCTTTCCCGCCGTCTTCTTGTTCGTAGCCATTTGGCTTCTCCTGTCAGTTGCCCTTGTTCTTTTTGGATGTCTTCGCGTCAGGGCGAACGCGGGACATCCTGTACTCGATGCAGACCCTCTTCAGGTTGCACTTGTCACACTCGTAATGCGATCCGTTCCTGCAAGTCATGTCAGAACCTCGCCAATCGTATGGATGACCAGATTGACCTGAGCGTCCGACAGCCAGAGCGATTCGCCTTCGGCATTGGACGCGACGATGACCGCAGTTCCGACGATGCAGTCGTGCGGATTCGCGTAGAGAAGAGTCCCGACCTGATTGTAGGGCAGACCGTTCAGCTTCCCTTCCTCGTTGCAGTAGATGTCGATGTCGGACGGAAGCCGACTCGTGATGACGTGTTCGATCCAGCCGCCGACGCACTTCTGAAGAAACTCCAGACTCGGCTTGTCGCCTTCACCGTCATTCTTCACCTCCGCGCCGACACCCGGCGTGATGAGGATATACTTGCCGTTCATTTCGCACCTCCCTTGTTCATCCAGCTCACGTCGCCTCTGACCAGCTCGGCTTTGAAGCCGTCGATCAGATTCCTGACGCGGTTGCAGATTTCAAGTGCGATGGCGTATTCCAGTTGGCGATGACCGGAAGTCATCTCGTCCGTGCCATTCGCACTCTCCGTGAGGACGCGAGCCTTGAACTCAACGTCGTAGTCCTTTGTACCGTCCTGCTTCAGCCCGCACTTCACGTCAATCTCGACGCGAGAAAGACCCGTGCGGTCGCCGATGATATGATTCTCCATCACAGCACCTCCCATTCTTCAATCGACCATTTCCAGTTGCACTCGTGATCCAGCTTCATGTTGCCGTGAGCGTCAGTTTCGGGACGCTCCGTCCACTTGCTCACCTCAACGCACCAAGGACGCACGTCCTTCGTGTCCGTCTCGGTGACAGTCACTTTGTCAGCCTCCTGCTTCAGACGCGCCATAGCATCGTCCTCGTTCGCGTAGAGCGCGACCAGACACTTGCCGTCGTTGTCACGCTCGTAGAGTGTCGATTCCTCGAACACAGCATATACCTTCATTTTCATTTTCCTTTCTGCTTTCGCATAAACCAATTCACGTTCTTCAGCCAGACAGACCAGTTCAGTGGACACCACCGCCTCGCGAACTTCGGCAAGTCGCCGTCATACCGCTTCCTGATGGTGTTCGCCGTCCAACGCGCCTGCTTCTCGTAGGTGTTGCACCTCTTGTCGGCGACTCCGAAGTAGTAAGGGGGCGTACCGTTCTCGCTTCTGCGGATTGCGATGAGTAGGTGCTTCTGCTCCTCGGTCAGACGATAGTCCTCGGACACCCTGTCCACGACCTTCATCTCGTGAAGCGGAAGCAACGCCGCGACTGCAAGCGCACACGCCGTCATGTCTCAGCTCCTCTCCTGCTCGTCCAGCAACTCCTGAAGAATCGCGACGCGCTCCTGTTCCCGCACGATGTGCGCCTGCTTCTGCTGAATCTTCAGCCGAAGGTACGCGCAAGTCTTCGGTCGCCTGACCGAACCGATGCCGATTGCGTTCGGATCAGCCTTCGTCTTCTTCGACTTCGCCTGAGCCGCTTTCGCCGCCTCGTGAAACTCGCATCCTTCGCATCTGCCCTTGCGACAAACGCCGATGCCAGTTTTCTGAGCCTTCAATGGACAAAACCATCCACTCATTTCTGTCACTCCTGTTTGTTGTTTACCTTGAATGAAGCAGACACCCGTCCGCTTCTCAAATTGTCTTTCTCTTGTTCTATTTCCTTGTCTTAATCTATATCTATTTCTTACACAGTTAGCCAACTGTTAGGGTAAGAGTTTGGTAAGACTTAGAACTTTTGAATGTTGACCAGTTGTCCGTGTGCATCATCGCCGCCTTGTTGCTGTCATTCGTGAAAATCAGCCCGCGATTGCCCGATCCTGCGAACCAGCCGATGAAAAAATCTGGCTGTGTCCCATACGCACCAACGCGCATGAACTCCGATCCGACGATGTATCGGACATACGGAAACCCTCGTTGACTTACAAGTATCATGAAATTGAATGACCCGTTTGACGGACGGGTCGTAGAGATGCCTCTCACCGTGTCTTCTCCACGCTCAGTTTGGCTTGCCAGCCCGAGTTGAGCTTGCCGAACACAAGCACTGTCCTGACTCAGATGTGTTGCCACCGAAGGAACTTGAACTGCTTTTGGGTCATCCCGTTCTTCAAGGTCTGACCGACCTGAGAAACGGGCGTCACCACCATCGGTTCGCCCCACAGCCTCGCGAAATCGTCATCTCCATCGTCGGCAAGTCCCCTCGCCGTCAACAGTCCGACAATCGCGACTGGCGGGAACACCCCGGCAATCACTTCGGCTTCCTCGTTCAACTTCAGCCATGCCTTCGCATTGACCTCGTTGTCAGCCTCCTCGTCATCCGTCAACTGCCAGACTTGCATCCGACAGATGATTTCAGCCGACTCGCGCTCCTCTTCGGGCAGAATGTCGCGCAACCGACGCTCCTGCACCCGCGTCATCTCGTGACGCGACAGCCAGAGAACCTTCACCTGACCACCCCGAACGCCATGTTGAGCGCGTTCAGCCCACCCTCGACGGCTTTCGTATAACTCGAAACCACGTCAATCACCTTCACGCCGCTTTCCTTCACCTCGCGGACAACGCGCTGATCCTCTTCCGAGGTCGCAAACGCCTTCCCGATGAGGTCAGCCATCTGGTCGGTCATCGAGACATAGCTCCTGACCATATCGACGAGCCGCTTTCCCGACTCGCTCTCCGTATTCGCTTCCATTTCTGTCACTCCTGTGTCAGTTGACGCGTCCAGTAATAGGGTTCGTCCTGCCGCGCCAGACAGTCCGCACCGTGTGAAACCTCTTGTTCAGCTCGCCCTTCCTCGTGAACACGAGTCCGCGAGCCTTCGGATGCTCCGCAAGATAGGCGACATACGCCATCCCGTCCTGTCGCATCCCGAATGACCGATTCGTCAATCCAGACGGGCTGCACACCCGCCAGTTCTCGATGTACCTCGACATATCGTGCGCTTCCTTACCTGAAGAACAGCCAAGAACCGCACGCGATGACCGCGTGACACACCCAAACCGCAAATACCGACATCTCGACATCCTTTTCAGACATAAACCGGCTTCTTCCCGTAGCAACTCGCCTCAGCCTCGCAAATCAGCCGAACGAACTGCCACTTGTGCCACTCCGTGTTGTATAACCAGAGCGAGTAGAAACTCGCCCATCTCCTGTCAGCACTTCCCTCCCTCGGATATTCAATCTTCCACAGACTGCCAATCCGATATGGTTTCCTTCGGTCAAGGTATTTCATACCATTCCTCCGTATCTGTCACTGAGCCGTATTTTAGTCTTGACAGCCCGTCCAAGATGGTGTACCATACACCTCGCGTGCGCGGGCGATAAGAGTACCGTAAGTCTTCCCTTACAGTCCCCAAACCGTAATCCGCGCACGAGAGGTGGGGAAACCGAGCATTTAACTCGGCTTCCCGCACCCTTTGGCGAAATATCCCTTACTTCGCCTTCTT